GTTGGCTGTCAGTGCCGTTCCGTCAACCGCTCCGTTGATGAACGTAGAACCGTGGCGGGATGCGATGTTGTAGGGAGTATTCACCCCACTGGTGAAGCTACCACCCGTAACCGTATCCACAACCCCAGCGGCCTCTTGCGTGAATGTGAAGTCCGTTGATCCAATGTCTTGCAGGATGGCGTTGTTGGCGTCCAGATACCAGCGTGTTGGGGTGTAGGTGTTGCCAGTGACAGTCCCATCCATCTGGATAGACACGGAGAGGGGGTCGATCTCGCGGACGGAGATGTTGTCGAGGGTCACATCTGTGATATTAGATGAACGTATCACTAAAGTGATAGATGTTGCTGAGGCGATAAATACTTCTTGATACGATCCGACCGTATTATACACATTGGTCCCACTTATACCCTCAAGCACCACTTGATTGGCTAGGTTGCTTGTAAGGTCGAAGGAAAATTGGTAGATTTTACCAATCTCTGTAGCAATAGATTGCTGTATTCTTGACGTACGGGTTGCAGACCCTACTAAACGCAACTCACCGCTTTGCGACTCTGCATAATTATCTTGGTCAGGACCGAGAGTACCTGTGTATGCCCACCCACTCACATCACTATCAAACGTCCCATTCGTCACCAACTCCTCCCCGATGACATTAGGGGTAGGCCAAGGCATATCAGCAGCGGCGACATCAAGTATTTCGGCTGCACGGGTGACTGTAGTGCCAGCAGTAGGGATGTAGCTGGATGGGGTTGAGCCAGCTTCGAGTTGTGCGCCGTAGATGTAGATGCCAGAGGTTCCGTCGCCAGTGTATTGAAGGCCGTTAGTAGTAGCCTCGTCCATCAGCCTAATTGCGCAGCCATAAGTTGTCCCAGAAACTGCTGTTGGCGTTTGAGAAATTCGGAACCAGCCACCACCTACCCGCTCAATAGTAACGCTATCTATTGTGCCTGTGAGTCCAACAGGGGCCTGAACATTTGCCAAATGAGACCCAGATGACAGATCAAAAACGCTTGTGATATTATTCCCCCCGCTTGTTGAGTTGACAGCAGAAATACCCACAAGACGACTTCCCGACGCTAATTTAACATAAGCCGAAAATGTGTAAGTAGTCCCAGTTAGGGTTGAGTTAGAGAAAGATATTTGATGGTATACAGACGAGCTTGTGTCTTCCGAAAGTTCTGTTGCTAAAGAGCCGTCGGGAGAATACTCCGTTAGTGAAACGCTATCCGTGCTGTTTGTATTCGTCCACTGCGTAAAATCATCTGAATAAGTAACCAAGTTTGTCCGTGCTTCACTCTCATGCAGCAAGCCTTCGTTCACCCACGCAGAGCCATTGTAAACGTGGTGGCCACGGCGGGGGAGATACCGGGCGGATGAGGTGGTGGGGACGTATGTCTCAAAGCCAGCAGGTTGGTCAGGGTTATCCACCATGCCGCCGAGGTCGGAGCGGTAGAGGTGTGCGCCGTAGATTAAAATAGATGAAGTTCCATCCAAGTCTACGCTATCAAATCTTCCAGATGCCTTTGCGTTAACAGGCCCGCATGTTGACGTAAAAGAAGTTACGCCCGCCACATAACTTATTGTGCATTTATACCAACCATTACCCAACGACACCATAGCTGCTTGTGCAAAAGACGAGACAACAAATGTCCCATCTGATAAATCAAAGTTAGCGTATGGTTCTCTGTTTGTAGCCACATGGTTTGTCCCGGTGGCTAGCTGTAGAACTGAAAGACCATCAGCCTTCGCAAAAACAGAGTGGGTGTAAGTTGCGCCAATTTCCGTTGTTGTTATTTGTTGCACTCGGACTGCGCCAGTTCCGCCTGCGCCACTATCCACTAGAGTTACAGCAGATGTCCCTCCGTCAGGCCCAATGGCATTTATTGTAAGTGCGCCAGTGTTAGTCTTAACCCAATACTCATTATCAAACTGCTCAGAATACCTCAGCAGGTTATGCGGACACCACTTCAGAACACCATCGCCATCAAACGTCGTTTTTGTGGATGCCCCTGTGTAGGTCAGGGCAGTGTCGAAGGATCCAACACCAGACTCTATTCTATACAAATCATTTTCGAAATCTAAAACAAGTTTTGGATCAATACCATTAATCGCATAGTCAGAATAATACGGATATCTATTCCAGGCCAACCAATCCGGATCCAATTTATCGCGAAACGTTTTGCTTATTTCGCCGCGAGTTTCAACAGTTTCTCCAATCCGCCTACACTTAACATAAACAGCATGATTTTTATAAACTCTTATACCATTGCTTTGTTTTAGCCACAAATCTCTAGTAGCAATGGGTCCGGGATCGGGGGGATCATCATCGTATTCCCACACATTATCATTTGGAATAGGTTTCCATGCCATGTTTATATTTCCTTATCTCTGTTATCTACACTTCGGATCGTGGGGTACGACGATGATCTGCGCGTTTGCGAGTTTTTTTTATTCACGAAACTTCATTTTTTGGCGATGTAATGTGAACAGGTGCTACTGTTACATATCGCAGGATCAGGTTTAGGGCGGCGATAACTATCGCACCAGCTGCCTGATGCTCAGGCGTGAGATAGTCAATGACACCTGCGACTTCAAGTGAAGCCAAGACGGCAATAATGAAGTTGGCCCAGAATGTCTTACTGAGAAAGATTGATTTTGTCATAGTTATTTCCTTATTTTTTTCTGAAAGACGCAAGAATACTTGCGAAGAGTTTTGACAAAAAATTACCAATCGCCGAGATTTGTCCCGACGGCTTTTCATTTTGGATTATTTTAACATTTACGGGATCTGAAATGATAGGTTTTTTGGATTTTGTTTTGTTTTGAGACTTTTTACTATACCAAGTTGGCACAAAAAATCCCGGACATCCCTTGGCCGAATACTGATTATGACCAGTAACAGGAACCTCTCCATATTTGTCGTGTAAAGTTTTGATCAGACCACGAAGTGCTTTTTCTTGTTCGGGAAAGAAATGATCTTCGAATTTGTCAGTTGCTGCGGCACCATGTCCGCCGACTAAACAAATTCCTATGGTACCTTTATTGCGTCCAGCGACATGAGCGCCATTTCGTGTAATGGGTCGACCAACACCAACACTTCCGTCATAATGTATCACATAATGATATCCAATATCAGACCATCCACGATCCAGATGCCATTTTCTAAACTCATTCACTACAGCCTTTACGCTTTTATTTTTCCACCAGCCCGGGCGAGTGGCAGAGCAATGAACGATAATTTCTGTTATTTTTCGCATAAGTTTCTCCAGTATAAAATATTATTTATAAAATATTTTATCTCATTTTATTATAAATAATAGAAATATAGTTAAAAAGGTCTATTAATGTCTAATTTATTCCAAACTTTGGAACTAGAAGCTTTCCGAAAAGGTATAACGCCTCGAACAAAAGAATCCATAAGTTGGTTTCAAGGCAAAGCTCAACAATTGGCTGTGCCGAATAGAAGACATTTGATGAGGGAAGAACCGTTAAAATTAAAGGACAGACAATCAATCGGTAACATGTTTATGTATTTTTATGATCCTAAGCATAAAAAGACGCTACCATATTATGATACGTTTCCATTGACCATAATTGTCAAAAGAGTTCCACAAGGATTTCACGGATTGAATTTGCATTACTTACCGCCAACCCTTCGCGCAAAATTTCTGGACGCATTACTAGATAACATGACCAATAAAAGATATGATGAATCGACTAAATTTAGAATGAACTACCAATTACTAAAAAGTTCATCTCAGTTAGATTTATTTAAACCGTGTTATAAGCATTATATAAACAAACATGTGCGGAGTAGATTTGCATACATCCCTCCTCCAGAATGGGAAATAGCAACATTCTTACCAGTTGCTGATTTCCAAAAAGAGAGTAAATCGTATGTATGGAAACAAAGCAGTAGAATCGCAGCAGGATAAAAAATATGGTCAATAGCATCGAACAATTAAAGGGTGAGATTAGCGCGTCGTCTGGCTTGGCACTACCCAATTTGTACATGGTAGAACTTCCGTCAATTGGTAGCACAAGTAACAGAACGTTAAACGTTTTGTGCAACTCTACTCAATTACCCGGAAGACAGATTTTAACACATGATAGAAGAATTAGTATTAAAGGTGAAAAACTCGCCTACGGATATGGTGTTCCTTCCGTGACACTCTCTTTTAAATTGTTAAATGACTATGCAGTAAAGCGATATTTTGATGATTGGCAAAACAAAATGGTTGATCAGGAAAATCAACAAATACGATATGCTAATGAATATAGGGCCTCAATAAAAATTTGGCAGTTAAGAAAAGGTCAAACCTGGAATGTATTTAATTTAGGAAATGTGGTAGACGTAAATCTGGTATCGGATGATGAAAAGATTTATGGAATCGAATTACAAAAAGCATTTCCGACAACAATTACTGATATTGAATTTAGTGACGCGAGTAATGATCAGGGTATTATGATGAGTGCTGTTTTTGAATACACCAACTGGTTACCAATTAATTCGGTTTCGGGAACATCACTATCAACAACAACATCATCACCATTTGCGCCAGGAAGATCACCTAGACCGGCACCAAGACCAACATGAATTATATGACAGGAGCATGAAAATATAATGACTATACCAGCAATAAATGAAACACCGGAATATGTTACAAAAATACCGTCTACAGGTCAGGAAATTAAATATAGACCATTCGTAATGAAGGAACAAAAAGTACTCTTAATCGCCTTGGAGTCCGCAGACACAACTCAAATTATAGGCGCGATTAATAATATACTTTCGTCTTGTGTTTCTGGTTTGAACATTAAATCTCTAACGACTTTTGATCTAGAATATCTCTTTCTTCAACTGAGAGGAAAATCTGTAGGTGAAAATATTAATACAGAATTGAGATGTTACAAGTGTAAAGAATTCAATAAAATTTCATTTAATATTGATGACGTAAAAATTGATATAGATCCTAAAAAAATAAAACAAAAAATAGAACTTAACGAAAACTACAGTGTATTATTAAAATATCCATCATATGATTATGTCATGAAAGCATCTAACGGAATTACTACAGAAACAGAAATGTTATATGTAACAGTTTTG